GATATACCGTCCCCCCCGGTCGCCAACCACGAAAACCATGGCAACGACGTTCACTTCTCGGGTGGCAAGGTCCCGCAGGACGCGACCACTACGCGCTCGGGGCACTCAGACCCCACCGACTCCTGGTAACTGGGAGGAGGCCGAAAATCATAGTCCTGGCAGGCCAGAAGACTATCAAAAACCGGCACTCCCTTTTCAGAAGTCCCCAAAGGTTGAGAAAACCACGATAAAACTCGTGGTTTGACCGCAATCTCCGGAGTCAAACGGCTCACCCACCCTCCCTCACGACACGGGACCGGACCACAAACCGGCGCAGGGCGACGAACTGCACTCATAAGAATGCAGTAAGTCACCGAAGCACGGACGCGGCACTCGGAAAATTCCTGAGAAAATTTCCAAGCGGCAGTCTCCCGTGCGTTCTCGCGGATTAACTCCGCGCCAAGCTCCTCCTCGGGCACCCGGGTCACAAAATCGCTCTGAAGAACGATCGAATGACCAACGGGCGCAGGAGGCGGCTTGATGGTAGCTGGTCCATCAGGGACCAGGGAGAAAAGCTCCGCCATGCGGCTAGCTAAAGACCCCCGAAATCCGAGCTCCAAAAGAGTCAATCTAGTTGACCTTAGGAGGCCGACGCGTCGTCTAAAAAAGACGATGGCGGCACGGAAACGGACGGATCCGGAAGCACAAAGCCACTGGCGAAACTCCCTCGCAAGAGAGGTCACGAAGTCGCACGACCGTAAACGACCGAAACGGAAAGTTGGGACAACACGAAGCTGTCTACCGCTCCAACGCAAAAGCGTTGAGTTCAACGATCCGTAACTCGGCGAAACGGAAGTCTTCGTTCGCTCGACCTCGAGACCCAAAGAAGAAACGGTTTCCATCCAGCGATCTGAGACAAAAGCCTCAGACTGGAAAAGAATGTCGTCGCCGTTGATAAGGCAAGGCGTCCGTTCGGACGTCTTGGCGTCAAGGCCCGAAGATGTCAGCGCCCACAGAAAAGCAAAACGATTCTGAAGGCAAAGCAATGGGAAGCTCAGAAAGCTTCCCATCATCTGTCCAATCTTCGGGACCATCGGCCCCACACCATGTTTCTTCGACCTGATAACGGGTCTCAAAGAAGACAAGGCGTAGTCCCTCACAAGAGGCGAGACGCAAACCGCATTCTCTAAAAGGGTCTCAAGAATGACTTCGGCAGCTTCGATGGACAGACCATCGGTAGCGCCTTTGTAATCACCCGAGGTCAAGAGACCACCCTTCTCCCGATCAAAGCCCGCGCGCTCCAGAGACTTCGACGAAACGTCCCCGACAGACAGCCAACGCTGTCTTCGAAGATGATCGTACACCGAAGTGTGGAGGGGCTTGAGGCAAAGAGTATCACTCGAAAACTTTGTCAGAGGTCGAGGCTTACCCGCGGATTGAACCACGAGAAGCTCCGCCTCGACGCAAGGACGCTCGTCGAGGGTTCCGGTTAAACACGCATCGATAAAAGAAGCGTGGTCGATACCGGACCCGAGACACCCGCCCTTGGAACGAGGACACTCAAGAGTGCCAGAAAGAGAAGGGGAACAGGTTAAAACCCGTTCTTCATAAAGAGAGGTGTCCCATCCCTTGCGGAACAGGCGACGAGTCTCTTTTTTCAAGAACGCGAGATAACCCGGAGGCAAAGTTTGCTTTGGTCGAGCAAACTGGGCGGAAACTCCCTCGATAAGAGGACGCTCCATACAACTGCACGAGGCAGGTAGGAGCTTCTTTATCGACTGCCAAGCAAAAACTTCTTCCTGAGAAGAAGACGGGCAGGAACCAAGGAGTTCTTTCACCTGTTTTGACAAGTCTAAACAAGTCTCAACGGGTGAGGGGGACCATGAGGGCGTCGGACATCCGTAGATGTACGCCCATTCTCCAAGAGCACGGTGAACGGTTCGAACCGTCCGAGCTCGATAAGCGCGACAGGGTCGCGGGGCGCCGTCGTCACAAGCTCTGAACATCCAAAGACAAAGGATGGAAAGACGTGACACGGTAGGACCTACAAGGT